CAATGAAAGCTTTTGCTGACGTTGGTGGTGTATCTGCTACTGCAAATCCAATCGCTAATAGTTCAGGCTCAGTGACCAACCAGGCAATTCAGGTGTTACAAGGTCCATACATTACTAACACTTATGGAGGAGGTGTGCAGTGTCAAGGTAGCACACTAAACTTCACTCCATATGTTCAGTTTGCTGATTCAAGAAAGGATCCTTGGGAAGATTTCTACATGGAACCACAGTATGATATGACTGATTATACTGGTAGAACTACAAAGCAAACCGTCACAGTTAAAAACTATCCTTGGGAAGACTGGTATGATAGTCGTACTAAGGATGATGGTAGTAGATGGTTTGAAGATGGAGAATCTATTGAGATTGAAATTGATGTAGATGGTCCTGATGGAAAACCAGACAATCCTGGTGATGTGGTCTGGCATAAACCTGTAAGGACAGACATGAGAGCAAACCAATCATTTAACGTTGGTTTATCTGCTACTCTATCAATCCCAATGAATAGAAAGTTAGTAAAGCAATGTCATGAAGCAGCGGCAGCACAGATTGCTAATCAACAACAATTGACTGCTAATAAGAGATTAGATTTTGAACTTGCAAGACTTAAAAATTGTGGTGAGTTATTAAAGGCTGGAATTATGTTCCACCCACGTAGTCCTTATTCATCAATATGTGCTGATGTAGTTGTAACAAATCCTGGTGGTACTATCAAACCACATACACATGATTTCCCTAAACCTACATTCAAAGACCCTTCACAATCTAACGACCCTTCAACTTCCGAGCAGCCTTAATACCTTCGTTCGCTTCCCTCTGCTTTATCTTTCTCTCGTTGAGAGATAGAGTGGGGGGTTTCTTTCCAAGTTTTTCTTTTACCTTTGCAATTGTCTTCTTGACAATAGGTTTAATTACTTTTAAAAGCAAGTCAGCAATTGGTTTTGCAAGTAATGCTGACGTAGTTGCAACAGCAGCAATGCCAGCAGTGGTTGTTACAACACCGACACTAGGAAGATACTCATCAATAAATGGAACGTCTTCCCATTCTGTAATACAAGTTAACTTATCTACACTTAACTTATAACCTGTAACCCTCTCCTTACCGCTCTGTGATAGGTCTCCAATGCGTCTTGCATTGGGTGGAGGACATTCTACTTCACTAGCAGTTTCTATCGGTGTTTTAGGAGGTTCTGGAGTCTCTGTTTTAATTTCTGGTTCTTCAGTTTCAGTATTAAGACCTTCTGCTTCTTCCTCTTCGGTCTTAATTGTCTGCCATGTCAACTCTCTATAGTCATATTCAGGTGGTTCATAGTAAGGCATACCTGAATCACACAGAACAACATTCTGTTTTGGATCATCGTTTACTAGATTCTTATTTCTAGATGGATCTCTTTTAGCATTCTCTTTGTGTACCTTGACACAACCAGGCATGTTAACAATTGGTGTGCCAGCTTCTACTGTTACTGGAACTTCTAATGGTATTGCTTGGGGTGGATCAGTAATCCAAGTACGTGTCTCTGGTATCTCACTATCTCTGATATTCTTAGTGTTTACATTAGCAATATTATTGCTTCGCACAAAAGCACTTTGGGTGTTTATTGTACCAACCATCCTTATCCCATTGGGGGATACAACAATACCATTTACATTTGATCCATGAACTTGATTGATTCTTGGATTCGTATTATTCACCTGAGGAATATCAAAGATAGGATCCATTATTTTTTAGGAATCTGCGTGCGATAATTTAATGGTGGACGATCAGCAGGTCCAGTAACACCACCAGTTTTAGGTGGGAATGAATCTTTAAGTTGTAAGTACAACTCTTCAGCAACTACCTGTCTAATCAATTCAATTCTTTCTGTTTCTCTCTTCTCAGGACCACCCTGTTGCTGGTCAATCACATGACCGCCACCAACAACCGCCCCCGTCCCCAGCACAGCAACTGCTGTGCCAGTAGAGGTAATCTTTTGTAAGTCCATTATAAAGGTGAGTTAGGAATGGGGAGCATAGAACCACCAACAGATCCTGCTGCGGATCCTACAGAACCTCCTGTTGCAGGAAGATCAGAAGCACCTTGTGGAAGTTCTGGTACAGCACCACCAAGACCACTAGGAATACCAATGCTTTCCATTGCTGCTTCAATAGCAGCTTCCTTTACTTCTTCAATAATTGTCTCACGATTTACGTAGACATAAGATCCTGCTGCGATAACAGCAGCAAGGGTTACTCCCGATGCAACACTAATTGCATTAGCAACGTCATTAAATTTAATTTTCATAATTATACCTTTGGTTGATTTTGTGTTGGAGCAATTACCATAGGTGCTTGCTCAATACGAATGGTTTGTGCTGGAGCAGTATTAGCAGCTTTTTCAATTAGTCTTTCCAAATCTGCTTTACTAACTTGTCCTGCACCATTCATTTTCATAGTACCATCGCCACTTTTTTTGGCTGTTTGAACCCCAAAAGTAGCTAAAACCCCCGTGAACACTGAGGCTATAAAAGTTGGATCAATTTTTTGTTGTGGTAGATTAGGAATCGTCACATAATTGAGAGTCAATATACCACCAGACCAAACTAAGATACCAAGTCTAACAAATGTAGACAAAATAGCAAGATGTTCATCAGCATCATCAGCCATCTTGTCTTTTAGTTTGCCAAATGGACCTTTCTTTTTAGGTTCGTCTTTTTTAATTTCTTCTTTTACTTCTTCAGGCATGATGTACTAGGTATGGCATACCTATTTATGCTACGATGATTTCACCATGCATACTATTGTGATTTCTACATTGGTAGAAGTATGTGCCAGAAGTATTAGGTGTCCAAGATACAGTACCATTATAAGAACCTTGTCCACTAGCAGAAGGAGTAGTTACTTGATTGCCAGTACCAGTTCCTTGTACAGTCTTGATGTAGAATGGATGACTGGAGGATACATTAACAGCAAAATTAATTGTATCACCTACAACTAAATTAATAGTAGGTTGTTGATTGTTACTGTGTGATGCCTGACGATCTTGTCCAGTGAATGTATATTGTCCACCAGAATAACCAACAGTGTAGTTAAATGTCTTGCTGCTCAAATCCTGTGGTAATGCCCTATGGTATGAGTTTGTCCTAGGGAATAGTTGTACTTGTCCTCGTTCAATGACTTCTTTATTACGTCTCTTACCATGGAGACATTCTTTATACCATCCACCCATGTAACCTTGTATTGGTCTTGGAGGTGTAAGTCTGATCTCAGGACAATCGCCATCAAAAAAGAGACCACCATTGGCACCTTTGCATGTTGGATCAGAGAAATCACCTCCAGAAACATCAAAGGACATGTCACCTTCTTTTCCAAACTGCTGGATATAAGCATACATATCACTCTGAGTGAATCTTGTTTTACCAGTTGCTATACATGCAGCTACACCACACACTTGTGGCGATGCCATGCTAGTTCCATTGATGTTATCGTAATAATTTGTTCCACCATATTTGGTATCATATGTACCAGTATTGTTATAAGTAGAAACAATAGAGTAACCTGGTGCCCATACATCAATCGCAGGTCCAAAGTTTGAGAACGATGCTCTACGGAAATCATCATCATTATCAATGGCACCAACACAAATTGCATTCTTTGCGTTGCCAGGACTAGATCCTCTTTGATAATAAGAAATGCCATTGTATAATCCTTGGAATTTAATTGCATTATTCCAATCAACATATGATGGATCAGTTGGATCTGGTTTTGGCATATAGAAATCATTATTACCAGCGGCAATGATGACCACAACTCCATCTTCAATAGCATCCTCAACATCTGCTGTGATAGCAGAGTAATTATAATTAAACATTCTCTTCCATTGAGAGATGCCAAAGTCATCTTCCAATCCTTGCATTGACCAACCACTAGGATTGGGATTATTAGAATCGTAAGTTGTTCCTCTGTATGTTACATATTCAATACTACTAATTCCAATACCATTATCAAATGTGCTAGTTAGATTAGTACTCCAACCATAACTATGGTTCGTAACCGTAGGATTCTTAAAACCAGTTTCTAAATTAATTGGTTTGTGTGCATGGAATGCTCTAAGGTAATCAAAAATTAATAGTGCTGGAACTGCACCAGAACCTAGAACTCTCAGACTATAAATGTTTGCTTCTGGAGCCCACCCATACCATTTACCAGCAACAGTGCCTGCTACGTGAGTACCATGATAATTTGTATTGTTTCCGTTAGAAATATACTGAGTGTATGGAGCACTAGGAATACTCTGACCATCATCATCTATACTACTAACATACTGGTTTAATTCACCATACCAGTCATACATCTGAAACCTGTCTCTGTTATCAGATATTGCTTTCCAGTCTTCCATATCAAATGATACTGGATCATCACAGATGACTACATCAACATGTCTACCATCACTAAAAATATCAACGTTATCAGTTACACTACCACTAGGCCACTGATATTTTCTTCGTTGACCATCGTTACCTGCTACATGTAACTTGCCCCAATCTCTATCAGTTGCTTGATAAGTACCAGACTTACGGAATTCTGTTCCATGTCCATGAGGTGCATAATTATACACACCAACATCAACTCCATATGGAGTTAGTTCAAGATGAGGGATATCATCTGGAGTTAATTCAACTGCAAGAACTCTACCATCTTTTCTTAATTGTTCTGCCTGTTCATCAGACATGTAGTAGTGTGTGTTCCTACTGATAGGACGTTTTGCAGATAGTTTAAAACCATCTGCTTCCATCTCAGTATAGAATTCTTCTAAATCTTCTCTACGTTTTAGCGTGACGATATAAACTTTATCTGCCATTATTAAACCTCTAGTTTAACAAACCATAGTGTTACTGTAACATCTTGAGTATTACCAGATTTATTAACTACTTTTACGTATGCATCAGTGGTTGGTGTTGGTAAATCATTATACCCCAAAGTACCAGGAGTAATTCTTTGCTTAGATCCATCACTAGTAATAACTTCTGCGATAACACCTGATCCTGGTAGTGGATCTGTGTTCTCACTTCTATTTGCATCATTAGTTCTACTAGTAGGGTCAGTATATAAAGTTACCCAAGCAGCAACAGATGTTTGGATTGCATGTAAAGCATATGTTTTAGCTGCTGTAATATCAAGGTCTGCTACCCCTCCATTTGCTAATTGATTTGCTGTTGCTCCTGCTGTTGTTCTAGCTTCAAGTCCACTAGAACTACTGCCACTCTCATTAAGAACATGAATTGTTCCAGTCATAGCAGGGTGTGCTGTACACTGATAATACAAAGTCTGTGGTGCATCCATTGGCACCAAGAATGTTAATGTACTACCGCCAGCAGCATCTTGATTTGTTACACCATCATTATATGCTGTTCCTCCACCTGCTTGAGCAGTAGTAGACTGAATTCTAAATGGGTGACCACCAGTATCATTCTTAAACTTATAGGTCTGTCCCCTCATCAAATAGATTGTAGGATCATTGGTAGGTGTTGGGAATCCATCACCTGCAAAAATATAATCTGAACTACCATTTGCTGTTAGAGTCCACTCAATCTCTGGAGCAGCAGTTAATACACCAGTGTCATCATCTGCTGGATTCCAAGAACTACCATTGTATTTTAAAACTTGACCAACACCTGCACTAGTAGTGTTTACATCTGTTAGACCATCAAGTGTAGTAACACCAGAAGCAGCAGATAGTTCTCCAGATGCATTGATACTTAGATTATTACCTACCTTGATACCACCTAATTGAGTGGAAGAAGCAATAGGTAAAGTATAAGCTAAGTTCAATCCTTGTGCTTTCCACGTGGTTCCATCCCACGTCCATGTAATACCTGCTGCGGTATGTGCAAACGAACCGTCTGTTGGTTGGTTGATTGTTGAAGGAAAATTAATATTGGCCATTTATAGTTTAACCTACTGCTACGGTTGCTTTCCAGACAGCACCAAAGTATATAGCTTTGATGGTGAAAGTGTTTGTTACGTTTGCTTCTGGGGTGCCAGTAATTTTTAATTGTGTGGCATCTGCCCCATCAATGCTTAACGAATCAATATTACGTGGTGTACTACCCTGTGGTAGATAAATTGTGATTTCAACTACAGTACCATCAACTGCTTGTGCTCCCTTAATTTTTACTGGGAAATCTGCAAGAACGGATGTGCGTAAGAAAGAAACACCCTTAGTTAGATCGTACTCATCTCCATCATTTGATAGTGTTGGGATAACTGATTTACCAGGTTGTGTCTGAGGAGTAATCTCTTCCCAATCAGCATCAGTATATCCAGTTGCACCTTCTGCTGGATATAGATCTTCAATTTTTTTCTTAGTACTATCTAATGATGTTAGATAATCAAGAGACTTTTGAAGAGTTACTTCAGCAAGAGTTGCTACTGTTGCATATGCCAAAAGACCTGCCTCATCACCACCAGCAGTAGTAATAGAAGCAGGAACTACATTCTTATTTCTTTTCTTGGTTTTGATAGTACCACTACTAGTATCAATTTTATTATCATCACCCAACCACAATGAGTTGTCTGATAAGAATAAATGTCTGATCTTATACTCTGCATTTCCCAAGTCATAGTCTGCATTACTTGCAGGAATGATATGACCTGTTAATTTAAGATAACTATTGCTAAAGGTATCAGTAACTGCTTCAAGTTCAACTGTTTGGTTACTTAACTTAGGAGCAAAACTTGGTGATAGTGGTGGGTTAGCATCAACCCATTGTAGTGTAGCATCAGCATCTGAGTAATAAACTTTTAATCTACCCTCATCTGACTTCCACCAAAGGTCTCCAACAGCAGGACCACTGGGAGGAGTATCATCAATGGTAACAGTAGCACCACCACCTCCTCCACCACCTGAGGAATTGATTGTAAATCCATTTGCAGTTACACTGCTAAATGTAATTCCATTGCCACCAACGACAGAGATATCATCTTGAACACCGAAACTATCGGTCAACCTCAAGATAAGATTAGCACCATCAACAACAACCTGCTGAGAATAAGTGGTGTTAGTAAATGATTTAATGTAACCCTCAGAAGCATGGTTACCCCAACCATATGCAGTGTTCCAATTAGTACAAGCAGCATCACTAATAATATTGACACCCATGTCAATAGTATTACCATTGGCATCAAGTTGTCCACCCAACTGAGGTGTAGTGTCTTCAAGTAATTCAAGTAGACCAGAAGAACCAGTACCCTCTTTCCATCTCAGAGCAGTAGCATCCCACTGTAAGTAAATACCATCAGTGATTGTCTGTGGTAGATCTACATCAGAAAGGTCTTTTACCGTAGCAGGAATAGATGGTCTGCCAGTTAGATCAGAGTATGCACCAGAAAATAAGGAAGGTTTATTTAAAATTCTACTGACACCACTGGTTGAATTCCAATCAGAATTAACTTGCTGAGCTGGAATGAACGGTCTATTAATTAGATCGTTGTAATCTCCCGATGAAGCAACGGTAGATAAAGATGGTTTGTTGAGAATCTGAGCAATACCACTCGTAGCATTCCAATCCACCTGTACTTGTGCTGCTGGAATACTTGGAAAAGTTTCCCATGCAACAGAAGAACCAGTGGACTTTAAATACTGTCCACTGGTTCCAGATGAACCTGCTACCTGAAACGGTTTACCAGATGAAACATTGAGACCATCCTTGGCTTCAACTGGTCCATTATCAGTATAATTGGATATTTGATTCGCCAGTAATTTTGACATACTTCTAGTCCTGAAGACACTTATTCTGAGCTAGAAGTATTTATAAACTATGCAGGACCATCCAATTTGTCTAGGTCTTTTCCATGTCTACCATCAAGACCTTCAGACTCACTACTCAAATAAATCTGATCATAGTCTCCACTGGAAACAATAGTATCATCAGTTGAAGAAGAGAAAGTGACACCAGTATAATCAGTTGGGAATGTAATAACATCTGCTGGAATTTTATAACCACCAGTATTTAAATCAACATCAGTCTCCAAGTTAAAATTATACTCAGCTTTATTTCTGAAGTAGTCGGTAGTGTTATCGGTAATGCGAATAGGTGTAGTGAGAATTAGTTCTCTAACTTTACCCAATGCTTCAAACAATGTGTCTAGTTGTTCGTCTTGCTTATTTTCTAAGGCACTAATAATTGCCTTACGAAGAGCATCATCTGCGTCTTCAATATGTTTACGGATGCCACATGTCATAATTATTCTCCAGAATCTTGTGTATCACCTGTGTATGGTTGAGTACCAATATCAGGGGGTGGGTTGTTATCAAAATCATCTAGCACAGCATTTGCTTCTGATTCAAATAGTTTTTTAAACCAACTCTTGATGCTATACCATGCAGTCCAGAGTTTTTCGTTTTTGCTTTTCATGTATCGTGAAGGGGTTCAAATTGTTCAAATTTTGTTACATCTGTGGCAATGAATGCACTGCCATCTTCTTTACGAACCAAAAAATCTTGACCTTCTTCTACTTTAGTAGAGAATTCTTTTTGGTTCGCTTCCCATTCCTTCTCAGTAATCTCAATCATTATACTTGACAACACAGTTTTTGTTCTTGCATGTACCTGAGTGATTCCTGACAACCACCCAGTCTCAATCTATCACCCTTAATATCTAGGACAACCTGAGGGAAAGTAGAACCTTCCCCAAACTCATCATAAAATTGAGAACGATTGAATTGTTTACCTAATTCATATACCACGTGTGTTAGATTTTCTAACTCACAGACTTGTTTAAATTTTTCACAAAATGGACAGTCAGGTTTAGAATAAATCGTAAACATAAGGTGCTACGTTAAATCACTATTTATTTGTGATGACATGGCGAGCGTATGTGCTGCATGATCTTTGTCAAAGATGTTTAACCCTTTGTCAGTCAAGATATGATTATACATCTTACCCAAGACAGATGCTGGAACTGTTACGATATCAGCACCATTAGCAAAAGCATCAGACACACTCTTTACATCTCTAATAGATGCAGCAAGAATCTCTGCTTCTGCTCCTTGCATACGGTAAACTTTATAAATGTCTTTGATAAGTTTCAAACCATCAAAAGAATTATCATCAAGTCTACCTACAAATGGGGAGACATATGTTGCTCCTGCCTTAGTAGCAAGAATTGCCTGAGCAACAGAAAAAATTAGAGTAACATTAACTCTAATACCTTCCTCGGAAAGAGCACGACAAGCCATCAAACCATCTGGTGTGCATGGTACTTTAATCGTTGCTACCTTTCCATATTTTTTAGAGAGTCTTTTACCCTCAGAAATCATATTAGAAACACTACCAATGACTTCCATACTAATGTCTGTGACACCAATATCTTTCATCTCTTGGTAAACTTCTTCATGATTCCTACCACTCTTACGAATGAGAGATGGATTAGTTGTCAAACCGTCAATAAGACCTGTCTTATAATAGCAATCTACTTCACTAGTGATTGCCGTATCTAGAAAAATTTTCATTTGATTTCTCGTAAGGGTTCCATTTTAATAAACTGTTCCATCAGATTATAATACAATTTATAATTGGTTGTATTAACCCAATAACCAACGATGTCGTTTCCATCACAGTGGAAACCATAACCTGTTAGTGGTTCTTCAATGCCATCAATCCTAAACGACTTCTTACCACTCAAATAAGATTCAAATTTTTGATCTAAGTTAATCATCGTTCTTCAAAATCAAGTTTACGGACTTTACGTTTTCGTCTTTCCTCTTGATATTTTAAATCATTTGGAGATAAAACGGAAGTTTTTTTTACAATCTTATTAGATTGTAATAAAACAACTAGGTCTAGATTGTTTGCTCCCACCTTGTCATCCACAACTTTCATCATGTTCGGACACCCACAACATTGAACTTTACCAGTGCCAATAAGTTCTGTACCACACTGCTTGCATCTCACTACAATTGCCATCACTCTACCTCAAAATAATCTTTCCTATAATATCTTCCTAAAATGTTACTATTATAAAACGCTGGAGTACCATCCTCCAACGCTTCCGTTAGTACGTTATTTAAAAATAATTGTTTGGTCTCTTCGTAATTGGTTTTGCCTGGCGTGAGATGCATTGAAAGAATTTCTCTACTAAAAGAATCCTTTCCAAACAGTTTAATGTCGTCCTTTAATTCTGGACAGGATCCATAGTACTTTCTCCAATCACTTTCAGAAGTAACTCTACGTTTACCTCCTCTGGGCTTTCTCTTTTGCCAAAAATACTTTCTCCCAATGTATTGTCGTTGGTTCTTGAGATTGGTAATGAGATACACAAAACCATAAAAATCCCCAATAAGACTCCCATCAAACACGGTGCCCATATATCTCCAGGGATTTGGATATTGTTCAAGTTTTTCCACTCAATCATAATGTATCATCCTCAGTATTTATGTCATCAGTTGGAGCTCCTAATGACTTATATTCTAATTGCTGTCTTAAAAATAAAACCTCACGTTTCAAAATAAGATTCTCATTTTCAAGATATTCAATATGATCTTGATAAATTATAACACTCATAAAATTAAATTGATTACATTAAGATGTCGTCCCACGGGTCTGGTATTTCCTCACACTCTGTGACCATTCTTTTAGACTGCTCTGGCAATTTGGTGGTTCTGGATCTTTGATCCCCTTCTTGCTCTTCCAGTCTTGGTACATAGCCTGAAGAATCCAACTCTGTGATAGGGACTTCGGACCATTGGTTAACATGCTCTCTTGAAACTTGCTGAGTTTCTTCATCCCTAAGTACTCTTCTCGCCAATGTGCGTGTTGTTCTTCGGTAACCTTTGTCATAGTTTAAAACCAGCGAAAGTATCTTTCTTAACATCTTGTTTAATGCTCCCAATCATGTATGATTCCACCTCAGTTTCCTGTGGTGCTACTTGAAGTCCTTTAGATGACAACCAGTGTGCTGTCCATGGTAGTGGATTGTTCGCTAGTGGTGTATCAAAAATAGGTTTTAGTCCAATGGACTTGAGACGACGGTTAGCAGTCCATTCAACATAGTTCTGTAGTAATTTATCATTGAGACCAATGATAGATCCATCCTTGAACAGATACTCTGCCCATTCCTTCTCCTCGTTTACACACTTTTTAAACATCTCATAGACATATGGTTCTTCTTCCCTTGCAATCTCAACCATCTCTGGGTCATCACCTTCTTTCCATTTGTTTAGAATGTTTTGGGTGATAGCCATGTGCTGAGATTCATCTCTGGCAATGAGGGATATAATTTTTGCAGACCCTTCCAACAACTTAAGCTCACCAAAGGCAAAACTACAAGCAAAAGATACATAAAAACGGATACCTTCAAGAATGAAAACATTTGCAACCGCCCTATAGAGTAACTTTTTGAGTTCTTTTCTTTCCCAGTCTACACTAGGTCCACCATCTTCGTTATTAAACTCCCACCAGTTTCCAGTACCCCACTCCTGTGCTCTCTGGATAAACTCATCGTATGCTTTGGTGACTGACTTTGCACGTGCAAGAATCTTCTCATCATCCAGAATCGCATCAAAGACATCTGAAGGATCAGCATAAACGTTCTTAATGATGTGAGTATAAGAACGACTATGAATCATCTCCATAGTCTGCCAGATATTCATAGCACCTTCAAGTTCAGGTAGTGAACAGTAAGGTGCAAAAGCCATCCCAGGAGCACGCCCTTGTACAGAATCCAAGAGGATTTGGTACTTAAGGTTACTAGTGAAGAT